TTTTGCAGAATCATCCATAGCTCGTAAATCAAGTTCTCTTGCTTTTAATTTAGCAATTGGGTCTCCACCATACTCACCCATAATTTTATTTTCTTCATCTTTGAATTCTCCAGTCATTTCTACCCCAACCAACTAATGTACCAGCGTTATCAAAATCACCTACTTCGGATGTAGCATTTTGACCTGTTGGAATTATAATTGAAGTTAAGTTTAAGGTAGGTGTGCCTACACTGGATGTCGCTAATTGACCTGTCGGTATAACAGTTTGTGTATCAAATGCGGTTACACTACCAACTGCAGATGTTGTTAATTGGCCTGTAGGTTGTACGGCATATTCAACACCCCAACCAGAGTTACCCCATTCTTGTCTACCCCAACCTTCTTCATTAAAAGCTTCTAAAGTAGTTCCAACTGAAGATGTTGCTGATTGGCCACTTAGAATAATTGTAACAGTGTCATCACTCCACTCATTGGAGCCCCAAGTATTATTGCCCCAGGTTGATGCCATAAGGAGGTCCTCCTTACGCTATACGAATAATTGCGTTAGATGCGTCTGCCGCTGGAAATTGAATTGTGAAAGTTCCGCTTGATACAGTTTTGTCACCACCAAAAGCGACTACTGCACATGCTTTGTCTGATTGATCGTCGTTATATATTAAACATCCATTTGCTGTAAAAGAAGCAGAAGTAAAACTTACGTCTGCAAAATCACAACAAGCTGTTGATCCATCTAAAGCTGGAGTAACACTTGTAATTACTTTTCCACCAGCTGTATAAGCTGATCCTGATGCGTTAGTTATTTCTTCTGAAGTAGAATAAGCTGTAGTTCCTGCACCTAAAGATGCTGAACTTGTGTATAAAGCTATTTTAAAAGTGTCTCCAGATGATGCAGTAAAGTTGTGAGTACCAACTAAAAGTTCTTGTTTAAAGCTATTACATATAGCTGATGATATTGTCATAATTTAATCTCCTCAATTTATGGTGACGGTGACTTGACTGGTATTCTAACTGTTCCGTCAGTATAGTCGTCTCGTCTTCGTCTTCCAAGTTGCATACCTGCAAACTGTTGTACTGCATTTTTATATTTATTTTCATATAATGTCAACATATCCATTGGACCTTTTAAGAATCCATATGCTTCTACCAAACAAGCATATAATAACCCTTGTGGCATATAGTTACTTATATAAGTTCCACTTGTACTAGTCGATAAACCGTCAGGCATTTTGTTGTAATAAATTCTAAATTTGTAAGCTGCATCAGGAGTAGGCGCTAAATATAGCCCTCCAGACGTTGTATCAGTTAATCCTGTTGCTCCACCAAACATTGCATAATACTTAGGTAATCCAGTAACATCTTGTCCAGTTAAATCGCCTTCGGGACCTGTTAATCTATCAGTATATTCTGATAAATAAGTTTGATCTTTTTTTTCTAACCATGTTCCATTACCTGTAGTTGCTGAAGTAGAGTTAAATACTTCTACACCTCTTACAAAAAGACATCCTGCTGGTGCATTAATTGTATTATCATCAGCTGCTAGTGTACCTTCTTGAACTTTTCTGTCTGAGTCCATAGGTAATTCAGTATTAATTCTATACTCTGCGTTTGCTATAAATCTATCTATAACAGAACCAGTAAATATATCAGAACTTACTTCTGTGTATTCTCTAATATCATTTCTTAATTCTGTAAGTGTATATCCTGCCATAATAATTAACCTCTATCATTAACGGGTCCAATTGTACACTGAAAACCGCCCCCTGTTTCTGTGCTTGATGCAGCGTTAGTTAACGTAACATTTATACCATCAAATTGTGTAGTTGTAGATGGTTGACCTGTACTTGGCACTGATGTTTCATTTAAAGAAACAACTTTATAACAACCAAAAACTTTTGATAAATTAGAATGAGATCCAGCAACTGTCGATTCAGGAGAAACTCCTCTGTAAGGTGCACTTGTTCCTCTAGTACAACCAGTTAATTGATGTGTAGATCTTCCTGTGTATTGTATAACTTCATTTTGATATGTTCCAACAAGAAGCGGGTCTGTTGTATCGGAAGAAGTTAAAACTTTTTCTATTACAATAAAACCTGAAGTAGGGAACTGGGACCCATCAGTTAAATTAATTGTAGTAGCAGTATCTGTTATTGCTCCATTTAATGTTGTAGACATTTGTAGTGTCGATATTGCAACACCACCTACCGGAGATTTAACATTTCTAAATCTTGCAAAATCATTTACCTGTAAAGCACCGTTTGGAAAATTAATTTTTAATGTAGTATTAGATGCAGTTACAAAAGGATTTTCTGGTAAAAAATCTTCTGTTGGAAATTCTGTTCTAGCCGTTCTTGCTCTTTGCAAAGCTTGTGGATCTGCACTTGTAGGTTTAGGATCTAACTGTGGTTGTTTAGGCTCGTACTCTGAAACATGGACCAGGGCACCAGTCCATTCTCTAACCATTTCATTATATGGAAAAGCCATACCTGATCTATCTGAGATAGCTAAAGCAAATTTACCTGATGCAAAAGTAGTCATTAGACTCCTGGATAATAAATTTTAGGTGATATGTAAGTAGAATTAGAAGAACCGTCTTCAGACTCTGCTCTTTTTAATTCATCCTCATATAATAATTTTAATTCTTGAACTCTTTGTGGTGCATATTTTATAGCTAAGTAATAAGCTAAACCCATTATCATACACGGTACAAATCTATAAGGCACATCAGTTGCATTTGTATATGCCCCTACGTCATCAATTCTTTTTGTATAATAAAAATTAATATAGTTACCGTCCTGAGCTGCACCAGGAGTTAAATATAAAGTCATAGTAACTTTATCTATAAATCTTTGAACCCAATATTGAGTAGGTAAACCTGTAGAAGTTTTATTTGAAAATCCTTGATACTGTGATCTACTAATTCTTGTCATAGGTGTGTCAACAGAAGTTGATTTAACTCTATGATTAGCTTCTTGTATATCAGTCATTCCAATTGGAAATTGTAAAACTGCATCACTTGTACTATGAGTGGCAGCAGTGCTACCATTAACACCTCTAACACATCCAGTTAAATTTAATGAAGAAATTCCAGAATAAGTAATTTGTTCTGTTCCAATAATAATTATACCACCTGCTGTAGGAAGTCCTGTAACAGAAGCAACACCAATAGTGGTAACTGCTGCATTTATTCCTGCAGATAAAGTTGTACTAACACCGCTTGACGTACCATCAGCCGGGGATCTAAAAAAAGTATATACTGCTTGTCCATCGACCAATGTAACATTTTGATTTTTAACTTCCCAAAATTGTAAACCTCTGTTTCCCCATTCAGAAAATAAAATATTTAAAGATCGTTTCGCAGTTTTTAACTGATAACCAGAAACACCCTGCATACCAATACGTTCATATGCATCTTCAATAATTTCATCTATTCCGAGGTTCTTATCAAAAGAATAAGAACCAGAGGTAGTGTTAGCCATACTACGCTCCTGTGATAGTTAACGTAACGCTTCCGTCAGACCCACCTGTTTGTGTTAAGGTTGCACAAATTCCATCTTTAAAAAGAATTCCAGAACCTGGAACATAAACTGCTAAACCTTCAGTATCGTATTTAAAAGTTGCCATTAAGTTACCAGCACCCGCACCACCTGTAGTAGCCGAGTCATGTAAAGTTATAACAGAACCTGCTTCCCCTCTACCTTGAATAGAAGTAACTCTAGCTCGACCTGCTCTTAACAATGATATAGCGCCCGTATCTTTTTGTAACGTTGTTTGATCACTTGAAAATGATCCGCCTCCGCCTATTGACATAATTTTTCTCCTTATATTTTATGTGGGCCCAGAGGCCCACATTAATTAGTTATTACGCTGTGTCAGATGTTGAATCAATTCCAAATATTTTTAGAACGATTACAGTATCTCCACCTGGATCACCTGAAACAACCAACTCAACTTCGTCTCCAGCTAAACCAGCTACTCCTGGTGCAAAACCAGACATACCTAGTACACCATTGCATCCTAAGAAACCTTTCCAACCAGTTGTGTTAAGAGCTAAAGAAGCTCCGTCAACATAACCGTCTGTGTCAGCATCTGTTCCAATGTCAACTAAGTTAACAGCGTTAACTGAAGCCGTAGTTACTACGACACCAATTCCTAATGGAATAAAGTTTGTAGGAATTTGAATAGAAGTTTCTTTTCCTGTAGTATCACCATTAGCGACTGTAATAGTTGCAGTGAACTCTTTAAGACTCATTGTAGATGTAAGAGCACCTGTTGATGTGCTTTTAGTTATTACTTCAAAACCGTTTTCTGATCGTACCGGTCCTGTAAATGTAGTATTTGCCATATTAATATCCTCCTAGATATCTGAACACTGTCCCTAGGGTTGTCGACTATACGCGTCAGTATTCATTATTTATTAAATGTATAGTGTAAATATTATATGTTATTTTTTAATAGAGTGCAAGAGAGCCTGTAGTGTGGAGTGGATTTTTCCAACGATGTAGCTTTTTATTAAGTAGCTACAGAAACTTGTGGAGCCGCACCTTCAACAGAATTCTGTCTATGTGCAATGGCAGCTTCTTCAAGCTTGATCTTAGTAATGACTTCTCTAACTTTGTCATCAATTCGGACCATTTCAAGAGTGTATCTATTGTTATCTAGATGCTCCTGTTCCCACTTCAACTCCAAGGACCTTTTTGCTTTGTATAGGTCTTGTATCATTTATAACCTCTTCATAAGTTATTCGATAAGGAAGGTTGCTAAACATTCCCGATTTTTCCCAAACTATACTGTTTTCTCCTAGCTTGTCAACTATTGATTTCTCTAGAGAAATAGCATCATCATTAGATTCTACTTCAAATCTACCGTGATGGTCATAAGCATATATGTTTATTAGGAATTTTTTCATGGTTTTGTCTTTCTATTTGTTAATTGTGGCGAGACTATGTCCCGCCACAAAAATGAAGTATTAAGCTCCTGGAGAACCAAAGATACCTCTAGGGTCAGATACGCCAAATACGTATCTTTCTCTAGCTTTGTATCTAACATTACCAGTATCGAAGTCACCTTCCATCTTAGTAGATAGAGGAGTTCTTTCGAAATGTTTCATACCATTTGGCACGTCTGTCATAATGAAGAACGCATCAGTGTCTGTTAAGAAATTATTAACAGAGTAACCTTGAGGAATCATCCCCATAGATCTTAGTGCGTTAACATCATTATCAGCAGTTCCAACTCTACCAGCAGAAGCCATAAGTCTTTCAGCTGTGAATTGTAGTGCAGATGGAATGATCATCTTCGTAGCTTTAGCAGCGATTTTTAAACCTCTTTCATCAGTAAGCGCAGCAATGTCGATCATTGATTGCTCTAATGAAGTTTCGTTTAAGTCCGCAGCAGTTGTCAACGTATTCTGGAAAGTTCCAGAAAGTGTTGGGTGCTCTGCGTTAAAAAGAGTTACACCATCACCAGAAGTGAAAGTACCGCCAGGCATTCCATTATTTAGTGGGTTAACTGCTTTAACTTGTTTAGTTTGAGCCATAGATCTTGCTAAAGCTTTAGTGTATCTAGAAGCCAGTCTGTCATATAGATTGTCCTCAATTGCTTCCTCAGTAATAGCAAACGCTAACGCAATTGTTTCGTTAGTGTATCTAGCTGTGAAAGTTTCTTGAGCGTTATCGTATGTAACACCTGAACCTTCCGGTTTTACTTGTGCTTGTGCAAAACCACTTAACATTACTTCTTCTTCAAAAGCTCTGTCAGATGACTCTGTAGTATAAATTTCAGCTGACTGATTTTCATACTGTTTGTATTCCAGGCCGAACAAGGCGTTCAATCCTGGCTCTAACTCTTTTACGAGTTGGTTTCGTGATATAGCCATAATTTATCTCCTTATATCCCTGCTCTCTGAGTGTCATTTCCAATCAAGATATGTTCTCTGATTTGAACTCTAAGGGCAAAACCCTCTTCAGTCGTATCAGAGTGATCTGGATCTCTAGAAACACCCATGATGAACAATTGTGCCTGTGTAGTTGCTGTTGTTGCCGAAATTTTTGATTTCGATACAAACAACGGCGTAGTCCCTACCGCAAGTACTTGATCCGCTAAGTGTCCAACCTCATTTTGGTTGAAAGCTGTATCTGCAGACATAACTTCGTACATTTGCATAGGATCATCATTAATAAAAGCAACAATATCAGTAGCAGTATTACTTGCTGGTGAAAAGTTGCTAAACGTTGGTTTATTTGATGTTGCATCCGTATAAAATACTCCATTCAGTGTACCAAGATTATTAGTCGTAGTATTTCCTGAAGCAAGAACAACTCCATCTGCTGTTAATTGCACTAAACATGCGTGCGAAATTAAAGCCGAAGAAGCTGCAACGTTGTACTCTGAGAGTGCAGCGTTGTTATAGTTTTGCGCTATCTTTTTAATGGGTCTAAAACCAAACCCAGTAGTTGACGCATTAGCCATATTGTTTTCTCCTTATGTGACCTACCCTTGCGGGCCTCCAGTCACGGTTTAATGTCAATCGCTGGTTTGATTCGTTAAAAATTTTTAACTTTTCTTGCCACCGAAGGTTGTACGAGTTTGCATATCGATGTCGATAGGCATTCCCCTATGCTGTTCCTTCATAAGATCGTTGTCGATTGCGGTCTGTTGATCCTGAGCTTGTCGCTCAAAATACTCTTGTCTTGACCTTGCGATCTCTTCCGGTACCCTAGTCAGCACTAGGCCGCCGTGTCCGATAACCCCTGCGTATTTGCCGTCTGAAATTGCTGGAAAGTCCTCTTGAGGATATTCGTCTGCCCTTACTAACTCATACCCGGACCTTAAGCGTCCTTGTATGTTTTTCGTGTCAACAAATCCTAAGACTTCTATCCTGACCCATCTGTGTCTGAATCCGTCTGGCGCGTTGGGCGTATCTAAATACGATGGTGGAGTCCAAACTTTTGGTCTTGCTTTTGGCGCAACCGCTTTAGCTTGTGATTGTACTTTTGTAGAATCACTTTTAGTTTGACTCGCACGAGTTGGTTTATTATTTGTCATATGCCTATACCTCCTTCGTGTTTATAAGTTGTTTCGCATACTCTTCTAGTGGCACACCTAATTTTCTCGCTATTGCGACTTGAGAAGATGTGAGTCTCACTTGTTTGCGACCACTCTTTGTACTACGCGTTGCAGAGGCAACGTTCTGTGTAGGTTTAGTAGTCTGTTTTTCTTCTACTGGTCTATCAAATTTATGCGGAAATTCAAGTCTTATTCTTCTATCAACTTCCTTATAATAATCGTCAGACTGAGGATCCATACCTTCTTCTTCGGTTAGTTTCCTGTGTAGATCGAATGCTGTGTAAGTCATGGCATTATCCTTGCCAAACCACTCATTTTCCTCTGCCCAAGCTTCTGCTTTTGGATCTCTAGCTGGTGCTTGTTGCATCGGTTGTCGTGTGGGTTGAACAGGTTCTTCTTTAGCAGCAGTCTCTTGCATTTGATGTTGAGTCTTTAATTCTGCTAATTTACCTTGTTCGTAACCTAATTGAGAGATTGAAGTTAACGCTTCTACTTCTGCTTTAGAATCTTCATTTTGTCTAGCGGCTGCAAGTTTTGCTTGTGCTGCTGCAATAGAAGATGAAATTCTGCCTTCCATTTCTGTAGCATAGTTTTTATCTAAAGATGTAGCTTGTGTTTGAAACTGATCTCTTTCTTGTTTAACGCTGTGAGCATAACGTAAAGCTTCTTCTTTTTGTCTTTCCGCTTCACGCATTTTCTTAGTGAGTTTAGCTATTCTTTTCTTAACTCCTTCAGAATACTCTTCAACTGCTTGAGTGTTATCTTGTGGTTTATTATTTTTTTCTTCGTCAGCTTTCTGTGTAACCTCACCGCCTTCGTTCTTTTCATCTCGAACAACAGGCTGCTCATCAGATTTCTCAGATGTGTTATTGGGCTGATCATCGTACGTAATATTTGCTTCATTTTTTTGTTCCTCTTTCTCGAATGTCTTTTCTTCTTCTTTTATTGTTTCTGGTAGTTCAACATTAGCACCCGGTCCGGATGTATCTAAATCAACCATTGATTCATTAGATAATTTTTCTTCTTTGTCTGGCATAGTTCCTCCTATGATTGTTAAAATTCGTGGAATATATCTTCAGGGTTTTCCACGGTCGCTAAAACTTCATCATCATTCAGAAGTCTTATCTCACCCCCATCTATTTTAATTCGTGATCCGGCATATCTTGCAAAGATAATCCAATCACCTTTCTTGGCCCAAGGACCTTCTGGGAAACGTTCTTTGTCATAGCAGTGTGGTCCCATGTCTAATACTAAGCCGCAAGTTGATGCTACTTGTGATCTTTCTACTGTGTCGTCTGCTAATATAATTCCACCTTTAGTTTTTTCCTTTTGTTTAAAAGGTAAAACTAAAATTCTCCAACCTGTTGGTTTAGGTAGTTTTCCAGATTCTTCTGGTTTTTTTTCAGTAGGTTTAACACCCACTAATTTTTTATTTGGTAACTCAATTTTTTGAGTTGATGTCGATAACTGTTCCTTCATTTTCTTTTTGCTCCTTTTTGTTTAGCAGGCTGGATATTTCCTGACTTAAATATTGATACGTCCGTATCTGTCCTAACATATACTGATATTTCTCCATATTGTCAACACCACCTGATGCCATTGAAGATACTACATCGTCATGTCTCATCTTTATGATTTTTCTTATCTTGTCGATAAATGTCATTTCGTCCATTATTTCTTTTTCCTTTTCTTTGGTTTTATTTTACTGCCATATTTTTTAGTCCATTTCTTTGCAATGGCAGGCTCTTTTGCAAATAAATACTTACGTTGTTTTTCAGATTTAAAGGGCAACCCTAGGCTCCCTAAAATCAGAAATTGCTTTTAACTTTTCCTGAGCATCAGCAATTTTTTGAAACTGTTTATCTATTTCGTCAATATGTTGTGGGTGCTCACCAATACCTACAGAATTTTCCAGGTATATTTTAATTGTTGCATCTGCTTCAGCGATCTGTGCTTCGTATCTAGCCTCTAATGCATCTAGAATTGCTGTCTTCATTAACAGTCCCACTTCCTCAACGATTTATTGATTCTGCTATTAGGATCTCTTGCAGTTTTTGCTGAAGTAAGTTTCTTTTTCATCCCGCCCATACGAGCGCAGAAAGATTTACGTCTTGAACTTGTTTTAGATTTAGTAGGTGCTTTTAATGTACCTTTTTTATAACTGGCACGACCTTTAGCATTAAGTCCACCGGAAGGTGACTTACCTGCTTTTCTTGTCCAAGCTGCACTTGCCATTATTTTCTCTTTCTAGGTTTTTTTGCAGTTTTTGCTGCTCTCTTAAAGTTAGCTGATGTTGGTGCACCCTTAGCTCCAGGTTTTCTCATCTTCTCACCTGAACCAGCGGCGATTCTCTTTTTTTTAGCGTGAATGTTTGCGTAAAGACCACGTTTTGCCATTGTATGTCCTTTTAGTTTTCGTTTATTATTAACTTACAATCTAAACAGTATTTAACTTTTTTAGATACATTATTAGTATGAGCGCAAATAATTTTTTTACCAAATATTTTTTGTAATAATTTTCTAAGCATTTTTCTTTTTTTTAGGAATAACACCTTTAGCCATTAAGATATCTTTCTTAGTAATTTTACCATCACCTGAATGATCTGGAAATTTACTTTTCTTTTTTTTCTTAACAGGTCCACCTTTTGCGTACATAGCACCACCGGCCATTCCCATATCAGAAGGGTAGTAACCAGACTGCATATCTTTTCTCATCATGCCGCCACCCATTTTTTTTGCTCTTCCGCCATTCATTAACTTTTGTCTGTTCGGATTTGTTTGATTATTATAGTTTCTATTTGACATATTATTTTTTCCCCTTCATTGCTCGGCCGAAACCTCTTAATGCTTTTCCACACCCTTTAACTTTTCCGCCGGATTTAAGTTTAGCTCTTCCGCCAGATTTAAAAGATCTATTGATTAATCTTCCTCTAATATTTCTAGAGTTATATGGATTGTCAATCATTGGTGAACCTTCTGCCATATCTACATTTACACTAGTAGGTTCAGAAAGACCTGCTCTTATTTTTTGTCCTACTTGTCCCGACATATCTCCTTTACCTCTCATTCTAGTACTTATGTAAGGAGTATCAACTTTTTTATCTGCAATTACTGGTGCTGCTTTCTTTTTAGGTATGATAACATCTGGAGCCATATCAGAACCTTTGTCATCTTCTGCTGATTGAATTCCTGTGTCAATAGCTTTGTTTCTTTTATTTCTTGCAGCTAATCCTAATCCACCTAATAGAAGTGCTCCTAAAATTTTTTTATTTCGTCTTCTAGATTTTTTGCTCATTATTTTTTACCGCCGTTTTTAAATATTTGTGTACCTTTTATACCATAAATACTCGCCACTACAAGTATCCATAAATTTGTAAACCAGCTCGGGAGCGACTGGAAATGGTCGAAAAAGACTTTTATCTTGTCCATCGCCTGTGCATCGTCCGAAAAGACTCCATATGCGAGCACCAAGATGGGCAACGTGAGAATTACGAGAACCGCCTCGTCCTTATAATCTGATTGTCTTGCTTCTAGTAATTTTCCCTGGTAAGCTTCCTCTCCAGAGGCCATACGCGATGCATGCATAAGCTGTGCATCTGACATAGCTATCTTCGTTTTCTGCTTGTTAGCATAAATTTTACTTCCAGCAGAAACGGCTAATTTAATTGCCGATAACCACATGTTAGTACCAAGTAGCCTTTACAGGTTTCTTATCTGCTCTCAAAGCTTTAGTGCCTTTAACTTCAACAGTTTGTGATTCAAATGGGTTAGTAGATTCTACAACTACACCACCTTGTTTCATACCGTCTTTGTCTGCACCTAACTCAGGAGTAACGTTTTGGTTTTTATTTTTTTTCATATATTCTCCTTATACTATCTTTTAGGACCTTTCAAGATCCTAACATCTGTTTGTTTCATCATATCATTGACCATTTTTGCATCAATTCCCATCTGTGTTTTCTCTAATGATGTGTCTGCTCTAAGCTCTGCAAGCTCTTCATTTTGATCCATTTTTTCATCAAATTGCTGCTGACCCATTAATTGTTTAGATTTTTCCATATTAATCTTTTCTTCTTCTTGTTCACGTTTTGCAGAATCATCCATAGCTCGTAAATCAAGTTCTCTTGCTTTTAATTTAGCAATTGGGTCTCCACCATACTCACCCATAATTTTATTTTCTTCATCTTTGAATTCTCCAGTCATTTCT